TGCGACAAGAACAAGTGCCAATGCAACCACAGCTTCTATAGCTGACGGCGCATCTGCTGACATGACAATTACTGGCGCAAAGTCTTATATGCTTATGTCGATTCAAACCAGTGCAGCTGCCTGGGTTACTGTATACACAAGCACTGCTACCAGAACCTCAGATGCTTCTAGGAGTAGCAATACTGATCCATTGCCAGGTAGTGGCGTTATAGCTGAGGTTATTACAGGTGCAGCAACTACTCAAAAAATCACGCCAGGGCTATTAGGTTTCAATGATGAAGCTACACCCACCTCAGACATTTATTTGAAGGTAGAAAACCAGTCTGGATCAGCCGCCGCCATAACAGTAACTTTAAGTCTTTTAGTCCTTGAGTCATGAGCACTTTTGAGTATGTTGTTACGCTTTTAAATCGCGGTGATTTAGATGCATTTTACGCTGACATGGAGACACTGGGACACACTCGTGCTGAGGTACCAGAAAGAGAGGTCGAATGTTTTCAACGAAGAGAGATAAGTAGAAATACTCATTACCTGCTTACTGAAGAAGAAGCTGAAGCTCTCAAGTCTGATGACCGGGTTAGATGTGTTCAATTGCTTGACGAAATACCTGAATTAACTAAGAATGCATCTCAGACATCTTATTTCAATAGGGGGTATGCTTCTGACAGTAATCATACAAGTGATTGGCACAACACCGACAAAAACTGGGGATTGTATCGTAATTTTGTAGACACAAGTACCGCAAACTGGGGAGAGGAAAGTGGCAATGCAAATGCTTTTCCTAGAGTCAATGCAACAATCTCATGGAACTTAGAGGGGCAAGACGTTGATATTATTATTAATGATGACCTAATCGATCCAAACCATCCTGAGTATGCGATCAATGATGATGGTACAGGCGGATCACGGGTACAAAATATTGACTGGACTGATTATTTATCTAGTGGCAGTGTTCAACATTGGAAAAGCATTTTCTTTGATTACACAGAAAATCATGGAGCCTTGTGCGCTTCTAGTGCTGCTGGCAATACGCATGGATTAGCTCGTAAATCAAATATTTACTGTATTGATGGAACAGGAACACCTAAGTTTGCAAAATTTAAAGCTACGAGAACAGGGTCTCTTTTGACAGTTGTTTCTGTAGAGTCTGGAAGTGAACCTATAGCTGTAGGTCAAAGAGTTTATGGAACTTCAGATACAAACATTGGTACTACAAGAACAATTTCTAGTCTTGGCACTGGTACTGGAGGGGCTGGCACTTATTACCTAAGTTCAGCTCCGTCAGGGGATCATTTATTTGTCGATGATTATTTTACTGGGCATTCGAGTGCTGGTCAAAATTACATGTGGGACTATATAAGAGCTTTTCATAAAAACAAACCGGTAAATTCTACGACAAATAGGCGCAACCCTACCGTTGTCAACGCTAGTTATGGGGCTTTAAGCTATTATTATTACAGTCTTTTAAGTTCTGTTCAATACAGAGGTACGTCATATACTTCATCAAATACGACATGGACAAACGACAATTTGTATAGCAGCTTTGGTATTGTTCCTGCCCCAGGTTTTAACGAAACAAACTCTAACGCTGCTAATTTTAGTTATACTACTACATCTGCGTCTATTGAATCTGACATAGAAGATGCTATCGAAGATGGCATAATGATTGTCGCTGCGGCTGGTAACTCACAGCATAAAATGGATGTCAGTGGTGGCTTAGATTTTGCGAATACATTTAATAACAGCTCCTCTTATTCTTACCATACCGGTGGACTTTTTGGCGAAACTGGAGCAATTATAGTAGGGGGACTTGATAATACAATATCTTCAGGTAACGAATTAAAGTCAGACTCTAGTAACACGGGACCAAGGGTAGATGTCTATGCCGCTGGCGTTAGTGTTTTGGGCACTGACTCTGGCGACAAAGCTTTTGGTAATATTGTATCTTGGTCCATAACTAACAATGTAGCGACTTTTAATATAGAAGGCGAAAATTATTTCCTTGGTATCAATGGATTAGATTATGCAGTAGGTGGTGGCAATACTGTCCGAATAAAGATACAAATGGACAGCTCTTCGCAATTTAATGGTTACCATAATTACAAGCAAAGCGTCACCGCCAGCGGCGCATCAAATCCAACTGGTTTTACGATTGATTTTACAGCAGCTGATACGTCTCTGACAACTGAAGATGGATCTTTCTATGGTTGCAGTGAAAATAGCCCAGAAGCCTTATATGCATATCATTTATGCGATCCACGAAATGACAATAAGTATTTATACCACGCAACCGGCACAAGCTTTTCCGCACCAATAACAACAGGATTGGTTGCATGCTGGATGGGTTATTTTGGTCGACTTGATAGAGAAGAATTTAAAGCTTTAATTGCAGAAAACGGTGCTTTGAATAAAATGACTGCAGGAGCAACAGACGATTATGATGATACTCGTGCTCTCCTGGGTGGACCTAATACTATACAACGATACAAAGAGTTTCGACCAAGTTCTGGATTTACTTATCCTCAAAACACCCATAAAGCAAGAAGTACAGCAACAGTAAAAGGACAAACTAGTTATGTAGCTTTTCCAAGGCAAAGAGTTTTGAGATACGGGTCGTAGGAACACTAGCCCGTCTATTTAGGGAGTGATTCCCTTTTATCATGTCTGAAGAAAACACCAAAGCCTCCGAGATGGAGACTGGCGGCCAAGAACTCACACCACAGATCAGTGCTGAGGATAAATCTCAGTACAGTCCAGATGAGGTCGCCAATCTCGTTAAAGCATTGCGTTCTGAACGGGAAGCTCGTAAAACTTATGAGCGTCAATACAAGGATAAAGAACAACAACTTTTAAAACTAAAAGATGTTGACTTAGACCGTTATCAACAACTTGAAGCTGATGCTGCCCGTGCCGCTGAGATTGAATCACGTTATGGTGAAACAATTCAAGCTATCGAAGAAAAGTATGGACGGCAAACAGCAGAGGCTGAAGGCAAGGCCAAGCAAGCTGAAACGCAGATTAATGAATTCAAGAAGCGTTATGCTCTTGAAAAAGTATTTACTTCAGCTGGTGGACGAACTGATTCTGCCGACGGCGTATCTTTTTTCGACATGTTCGCAGAACAGATGAGTAAGCGGTTCAGGCAAGAGCCGAATGGCAGCATTACTGTTGTCGATGAGCAAGGTGATCCTATTCTTGATAGCGAATCTGGCAAGCGAATTTCACCTGAAGACTTTGTAAGTAGCTATAAAACACATCCTGTTTATGGCACTTTCTTTAAAGGAGTTAAAGGTTCAGGCGCTGGTTTGAACTATGCCGGGACAGATGCAAACGGAATGCCAGTAGAAGACTTATCGTCGCTATCGAGGGAAGAATTATTCCTAAAGGCATTCGGATAAATGTTTTGCCCCGAAAGGGGCTTTTTTATTGGGAAGAATAGAAGTTTCGGAATTATATGTTAGAAAGCACCCGGTTTTGACTGGCCGTGATGGTTAGCAGGCAGGGTGTTCGAGTTAGAGCGTGATGCTCTGGACACGTTTCACCTTTCCTCCATTAACCACAGGAGTTTAATTCTAATGGCTTTAAATCTATCCGAGGCTAAAAAGCACTCTCGGAACCCCCAAGAACTGGCAGTTGTCACAGAACTGGCTGCTGGTCCTCTGCTATCCGTTCTCCCTTTCCGCGACATTCAAGGCAATGGCCTTTTCTGGAAGCGTGAAGAGAGCCTCGGAGACGTGGGTTTCCGTAACTACAACGCTAACTACACCGAAAGCTACGCTGAGGTAAGTCAGCAGTCTGAAAGCCTTCGTCTGTTCGGCGGAGACATCAAAATTGACCGCGCAATCCTTGATCTAGAAGGTGGCGAGTCACGCGCTTATCAGGTTCAATCCAAGACCCGCGCAATGCGTCTTTCTTGGGAATCCCTGTTCATCAATGGCGACTCTAACCAGTCTCCTTCTGAGTTTGATGGCTTGGCTGCTCGCATGCCGGCGGCTGATCACGCAACTAATTCACAAGTTATTCGTAACGCTTCTAGCGCCGCGACTCTTGACTTAGGTGCTCTTGATGAAGCAATCGACTCTGTTGATGCACAAGGCGGTACTAAGTACTTGGTTATGTCCAAGTCTGCACGTCGTGCTTTGACAACTAAGGCCCGTGCCTCCGCTCAGATCGACATTGCTCGTAACGAGTTTGGCTATCAGCAGATGGTTTACGCCGGTCTGCCTGTCATCGAGCTTGATCGTGACCACCAGAACGCTGCAATCCTTGATTCCACCCCTGCTGATCAATCGATCTATGTGGTGACCTTCGGCAATGACTTGCTGACTGGTATCCAGAACGGCGGCATCCAGGTTCGTGACTTGGGCGAAAGCACTGCTTCTCCTCAAATCATCGTTCGTGTTGAGTGGTATTGCGGACTGGCTATGGTTAATGGCCGTGCTGCTGCTCGCCTGACTAACGTTAACGCAACTGTCTGATTCCTCCTTCTTGCAATCAGCGACAATAAGGGGCTTCGGCCCCTTTTTTTTATGTAATTGGGAACCTATTACAGACCAAGTTGCTAACAGTTGAGCACTAGGTTTTTAAAATTTTTAGGTATTTATTATGGCTGCACGTTCTACGGGAATGTTCCCCCGCGAAAAGTTTGACATTGACGCTAACTTTCTTGTCACTGCAAGTGACACGACCCCTGGCGTAACTCTTGCTAATATCAAGACCATCCGCGTTGGTCTTGTTAACACGACAATCACTGGCGACGCTACTGTTGTTTTCAACATTGGCGGCCAAGACGTTACTTTCACTGCTAACGATTTCGACAAAAATGGTACTGCTATTGCTCACCTCCGTGGTGCTTTGTGTGATGCGGACAACCTCGTCAAGTACACAGCCACTGCTGGTTCCGGTACGGTCTCGGTAGGCACTGCTTTCCTCGATACAGTCGATAACGTCGGTTGATTTAACAACATACGGAATAATAAGGGTGGCTAAGGTCACCCTTTTTTTGTTATGCATTTATCAAAGCTTCCCACAATCTTCGTTAAGGGTGGCGAAGAGCGCAAAGCGTTTTTTACTATCCAAGCAAAAGAGCTTATTGCTGCCGGATGGGTAGAGAAAGGAACTGAAGAAAAAGTTGCTGAGCCTGTTGCTGAAGTAAAAGAAGAACCAAAAGTTGTTGTTGAAAAGCCTAAAGCTGAAGAGAAGCCTAAAGCACGTCGCGTTACAAAAAAGAAAGTTGAAGAATCATGAACGATGAAGTTCTTTATGTGAAAGGCCCAAGATATCTTGACGGTGTTAATCTTGACGCCGACATTATTTCAGCTGAACCAAAGATCATTCGCCGGCAGGTAAGTGATCCTGTAAATGACGGAAGTCTTGGTAAACCTACATATGTTCCAGGTTCAAAGAACCTAGACGGCACACCTCTTTAATAAAAGCGGAAGACTACAAAGAACTGCGTGGGCAAGTAATGGCAATGCCTCTTTCTATTGCCAAAAGTCTTGGCAAGTCTAAAGCTAAGAAGAGCAAAGTAATTAGTGAATATGGCGGCAAGGCATCGCCTATCAAGAAAAAACCTTTCAATGGTGCAACCAATCGCTTAAGGAGGAAAAAGAGTGGCCGCTAAAGGACGCACCGCCAAATTTTACGCTAGTAATCCTGAAGCGTATAAGAAGAAACTTGCTTATGATAAAAAACGGAATGAGAAGCCAGCACAAAAGAAATATCGGGCGGAACTAGCTAGAGAGCGTAGAGCTAGAGGTGTTATGGGTAAAGGTGGTAAGGACGTAAGTCATACTGCCGACGGCAAATTTAAGATGGAAAACCCAAAAAGCAATAGGGCAAGAAATGGTCACGGCAAAAACGGTAGACTTGCTCCAGGTAAAGGTACTAAGAAATCTAAGCGGTAGGCAGACTAGCCTAGTCATTTAGTGCAATGGCGGTAAGGATAACCTCTGCAGAATCAATCAAGCAGGCTATTCTTGCTGATGTTTTACTGCGTGAAATATTTGTCAAAGTAGAAGTTAATCAGACTGGTTTAGCACCTATTGCTTTAGGACCAAGTATTGGCATTCTTGGAATACCTTTAATTAGTGATTTTGAAGCTACTTGGAAGCTTGCAATCATTGGTTTAACTAGTCTAGAATCTAAGCAAGTAGCAGATTCGCTTGAGAGAATATTTATTGGAGCGTCGTTCAAATTTTCTAATAACGACATCCAGGTTAGTATCTTTTCGCTGGCAACACGAGAAGTTTTAGAATCTGCAGAAGAACAGCAAAAATTAAAGAAAGATGCCCAGCGGTCAAAGAATCTTGAGAAGGCGATTGAATATGCTGAGAATTTAAAAAGCGGCATCAATGGCCAAAGAGGTATTCAAGGTATTGCAGGAGCAAAAGGCGAACCTGGACTACAAGGGCCACCGGGAAGAGATGGACAAGATCTTGTTGCTACTGAAGCCGAGCTTCATGACTTAAAGGATGTTTTTATTCCTGATCCAAGAGTTGGCCAGGTATTAACATGGGATGGAGCTAGTTGGGTTTCATTGTTTGTGCCACAAACGTACAGATATGCTGGAAGCGGTATAGAGGAAGCACCTAATGACGGTAATTATTATGTACGCCAAAACAAAGTTTGGATTCTGCTTTCTGAGGCATTAGGCAATACAGGTATCGAATCAGGAGACTTTGACCCGTAAGGAATACTAGTCTAGCATTTTTACGTCGATGCCAACCCCCGCTAATCGTGCAAAGATACAGGTAGCAAGGGGTTCCTTTACGAATATTTCTGCTAGCCTTTCCGATCTGCTTGATGGAGAGCTTTGTTACGCAAAAGACGAGAATAGGCTTTATGTGGTTGAGGGTACAACCCTTACACCAGTAACGGCAGAAGACGATGATGTTTTAGTCGAAGTACATAATCAATCTGGTTCAGATATTGTAAAAGGCAAGCCTGTCTATGTCAGCGGGACTCATAGTTCAGGTAAGCCAATTGTTGAATTAGCTGATAATAATGGATCAGGAACTTATCCGGCGATTGGCCTTGTCCATGAAACAATTACGAATGGTGCTGATGGCAAAGTAATCATCAGTGGCTTGCTCACAAATATAGCTACAAGTACTTTAGGTAGCGCCGGAGATGCTCTTTATATTGATTCTACTGCCGGTGGTTTAACTACAACAAGACCTACTGCTGCAACAGAAAAAGTACAAAAAGTTGGATTAATTACAAGGTCACATGCTTCAAATGGCAGTATTATAATTATTGGTGCTGGACGTACAAATGATATTAACAATGAACTTGTTGCATTAACAGGTGTTAGTTTAAACGCTACTAATTTAGGAACGTTTACTGGATTAACAATTCCAGATAATCAAGACATTAAAAATGCACTGCAAGCATTAGAAACTAAAGCAGAAACGGCTATTGTTGATGCTGATATTTCCGCAACAGCTGAAATTGCGGTAAGCAAACTAGCAAATGGCACCGTTAACCAAGTACTGGTTACTGACGGCACAGATGTTAGCTGGTCCGATAATTTAACGATTGCCGGCAATCTCACAGTTTCCGGCACAACTACTACTATTGATTCACAGACTCTTACTATTGAAGATAAAAATATTGAACTTGCAAAAGTCACGACCCCAACAGACGTTACTGCCGACGGCGGTGGTATTACATTAAAAGGCACGACCGACAAAACAATTAATTGGATTGACGCAACTGATGCATGGACATTTAGTGAGCATATTAATATTGCAGATACAAAAGAATATAGAATGAATGGCACAGCCGTTTTAGCTTATTCTGGATCAGACAAGATTCTTGATAACGTTATTGTTGACGGTGGCACGTACTAATCGGTAACCTAGTTCGCCGTTATATAACGGTGTACCGGCCTACATAGGCACAAAAGGGAGCCACATGGCTAACACTATCAAACTAAGGCGTTCCGCAACGTCTGGGGCGGTTCCTACGGCTAGTCAGCTTGCCTTAGGCGAGTTAGCGATGAATACTTTCGATGGAAAGTTATTCATTAAAACAGATCAAAGTGGTACAGAGTCAATCGCTGAGATTGGCGCAGGTGGTAGCACAGTTACGATTGCAAGCACGCCTCCAGGAAGTCCTAATGTAGGAGATATCTATTGGGATGATGTTGATGGTTCAGCATACATCTATTACGATGACAGCGACACTCAGCAATGGGTATCATTAAGTGCTGCAGCTTCAGCAGTTGATTCTGCATTTATTGAAACTCCGCAATCTATTTCAACTGATAAAACAATTGCTGCTAGTACAAATGCAGGAATGATGGGACCGACAGTTGCCATCAATTCAGGTATATCTATTACTGTCGGAGCTAATTCTCAACTTACTGTGCTTAACTAATCATGGCATACGGAAAAATTAAAGCAGATTCACTCGTTTATGACAACAGTGGCTCTGATGTAGAAGTAACTCTGCAAAGTCTAACGACTAAACTTGGATCATCAGATATTGGATCAACTGTTCAAGCCTTTGATGCTGATACTGCGAAAACAGATGTAGCTCAAACATTTACATCTCTACAAACAATGAATGCAGGACTAAGTGTTGATGGTCCTTATAAACAAACAGCAGAAGCAGTAAGTGCTCTTAATATTGATCTTACTACTGGTAACTATTTTACAAAAGCGATTAGCACCTCCTCCCCAGTTACTTTCAGCAACCCTCCAGCTAGTGGTACTGTTGGTTCCTTTACTTTAGAACTCGTTTTGACTGGTGCATCTACAGTT